TTTATGTGCGAGTTCGTCGACGATAAGGCATCGGTATTCCCGTTCGAGGAGCTGCAGCGCTGCATGGTCGATGCGATGGAAGAATGGGAGGACTTCGAGCCGTTCGCCGACCGTCCGTTTAACTGGCGTCCTGTCTGGATTGGCTATGACCCGTCACACACCGGCGACAGCGCCGGGTGCGCGGTACTGGCTCCGCCGCTGGTTGCCGGTGGCAAGTTCCGCATCCTTGAGCGTCACCAGTGGAAAGGCATGGACTTTGCCGCACAGGCCGAGGCCATCCGGGCGCTGACCGAAAAATACACTGTCGACTATATCGGCATCGATGCGACCGGCATCGGCCAGGGTGTTTACCAGCTCGTGCGCTCATTCTTCCCCGCGGCGCGCGCCATCCGCTACACGCCGGAAATGAAAACCGCAATGGTGCTGAAAGCGAAAGACACCATCAGGCGCGGGTGTCTGGAATATGACGCCGGTGCGACCGACATCACGCAGTCATTTATGGCTATCCGCAAAACCATGACCAGCAGCGGCCGCAGCGCGACCTATGAAGCCAGCCGCAGCGAGGAAGCCAGCCACGCGGATATCGCGTGGGCGACCATGCACGCCCTGTTAAACGAGCCGCTTTCCGCCGGAAGCGGTATGCAATCAACCTCCATTCTGGATATTAACTAAGATGAAAAAACGCCAAAACAAACAGCCAAAACAGACCAGCATGACCGCCAGCGCGCCACAGAAAATGGAGGCGTTCACCTTTGGTGAGCCGTCACCCGTTCTGGATCGCCGCGACATCCTCGACTATGTCGAGTGCATCAATAACGGCAAATGGTACGAGCCGCCGGTCAATTTCTCGGGACTGGCAAAAAGCCTGCGCGCCGCCGTACACCACAGCTCCCCGATTTACGTCAAGCGCAACATACTGACCAGCACCTTTATCCCGCACCCGTTGCTGTCCCGTCAGGACTTCAGCCGCCTTGTGCTTGATTATCTGGTGTTTGCAAACGGCTATCTTGAAAAGCGCATGAGCGTGACCGGCCAGCTCTTTAAACTGGAAACCTCCCCGGCCAAATACACCCGCCGTGGTGTCGAGGATGGCGTTTACTGGTACGTGTCGGACTATACGCACCCGCACCAGTTCGCCCCCGGTTCGGTGTTTCACCTGCTTGAGCCTGATATCAATCAGGAGCTCTACGGGATGCCGGAATACCTTAGCGCGCTCAATTCCGCCTGGCTGAATGAATCCGCCACGCTGTTTCGCCGCAAGTATTACCAGAACGGCGCGCACGCGGGTTACATCATGTACGTGACCGACGCGGCGCAGAGCAGCACCGACGTTGAGGCGCTGCGCTCCGCGATGCGCGACTCGAAAGGGCTCGGGAATTTCAAAAACCTGTTTTTCTACGCCCCGAACGGGAAACCGGACGGCATCAAGATTGTGCCGCTGAGTGAAGTCGCCACGAAGGATGATTTTTTTAACATCAAGAAGGTGAGCGCCGCTGACCTGCTCGATGCGCACCGCGTGCCGTTCCAGCTCATGGGCGGCAAGCCTGAAAATATCGGCTCGATGGGCGATATCGAGAAGGTGGCGCGGGTATTTGTGCGTAACGAGCTGACGCCGCTGCAGGAGCGTTTCAAAGAGATAAACGACTGGCTCGGAATGGAGGTGATCCGCTTTAAGGATTACAACATCGAGACCGAGTAAACCCGCATAAAATGCCGCCTCCGGGCGGCACATCCTCAGAGCTCACCAGACGCCGCACACGCCACGCAACCCCGCCACCGCCCACGATTCGACCTCATCACTCAGCGCGCCACCACGACGCGCACAGACGCGCAAAATAAATCCTGTCACCACGTCTGGCGCGCAGTGCTATCCCCGCCTCGCCTGCGCGCTTAATGGGTCGCTTTTAATGCAGGTGCATCAGGAGACCCGAGCCGTGCCAGCGCTAATGCTGGCAGGCAAAAGCTGGAATAAAAAACGAATGCAAACTCATGCACCTGATGCATGCGCCGCTAAAAAACAGAAAAACACCTGAAAAATTAAATAAAAAACCGACAATCAGGGTGCCGGTTTCGGTCGGGTTTTACCGTGATTACTGGCCGCGCAATGCGCCTATAACACTATTGAGGCACATGCTGGCAACAATCAGCAGAAAAATCGTCGTCCACGGATTTTCATAAACGAGAGATAACATATTGATTTAGATCCTTTTATTTGTGCATTCTAATATGGTTTAACAGGCATTTTATAACGACCGTAAGCTCATCTTTACTGGCTTGCTCGACCATTTTTGCGGTATAGCTTTCCACCTCACGAGAGCTCAGGTCGTTATTTAAGGCCATTACAGTCAGTTTCTTGACCCAATCTGCAAATGGGTCTATTGATGAAAGGGAATTACACATGTCCAAAAACCTCGAGTTATTTAACCAGCAGACGGCGGAAATCTTTGCAGTACTATGGGACAACTTCCCAGTACCACAGGTCATTTCCTACGCGAAGTTTCACGCCGCGCTACCTGATGACTACTTTGAACAACTTAACTCACCGGAAATGAAAGCGTTAAGAGAACTACGTAGTGTGGTTGAGGGCACATTCACTTTTCTTAATGAAAATGGCTACATCTTGCACAGAACAGACCATCAGACCTATTTCCATGATGTACGCCTGACTGAGAAAGCTCTCGCTGTGCTCAACATAAAACCCGAAGCACTTGGTGGTAATGAAACGATGGGCGATAAAATTATCAGCGCGGTGAAAGATGGGACGCCGGGAGTTATTGCCGGTGCGGTGACGAACTTGCTGACTCTCGGCGTTAACTTGATAACAAGCTAACTTCTCGCGCGTCTCTTAGCTCTACCTCATCATTTTTAAGTAGATTGCACTTCAATTGGTGCAAGATAAAATGCCTTTTCACTTAAAATATGTTATTTTTTCAAGGTGTTCCAAACTCCGAATGAAGAAAATGAAGCATACAAAAGCCGAAATAGTTAAAGTAAATGGCGAATTCTCTCTGAGCTTACTTAGCTTTGATATAGTTCACATTAAGAAAACATTAGAGCACAAAAGAAGCATTAACTATTACTGGAATACTAAAACAAAAGAGGTTATTTGTGGTTCAGGCTCACTGCGAAATCATCATGACATCCCATCTGTAGCTCATTTATTTCATTACAAAAAAAGAGCTTGCGATCTTAGCCGTGAAGAAATCCAACTAGGCGACTCTGTATGTGTATTATTCAATACAACTGCCGCACTTTTCCTTTTCGGTTCAATTGTTGGTATCGATAAATTAAAGAAAGGCACTTATTTTCACATATTACCTCATGACAAAAACTTCCCTTTCCAGCTTAATCAAGTTATCAAAGTAAAGCACCAGAAAAATAACATTTATCTTTTAAAAGATGGCAAAAATGAACGCTACGAGTATATGGCAACAAAAAACATGGCTTTTGCTAAATATCAATACCAAGTTGATTTTGCTGAAATCGTAATATCATATATTAATAGCACACAACTTATAATAAATTATGCGTCTGATAAGAATAAAACAATAAACGAAAAAACTATCTTAGAGTGCCATAAAGCTCTTTTTGCACATATTTATGATTGGGCTGGAAAATATAGAAATCACCCTGTTGTCGTTGGCGATAAAGAACGTCCAACCATGGAACATGACGAGGTAAAAAAATCATTAAAAGCCAGCCTCAGAGCCTGTACAAAAAAAGAACTTGAAAAAATAAGTTCAAAAGAGCAACTGGTTAATAAATTAACAACCCTTCACGCAGAACTTGCATGGATTCATCCTTTTCAAGATGGTAATGGCCGCTCAATACGACTATTTCTTCAAATAGTAGCAGCTACTATGGGTTATGAATTTGATATGGAGAAGTTAGATGGAAATATTAAGAATAAACGGGCGTACCATTATGCTGTCAGGCGTGCAATACATAATAGCAAAGGGAATTTGATTGCCCTTATTTCAAGGGCAATCAAAGAACTTTAAGCCGCAGCAACCCGTGTCAGGAATCGAGCTGCCTGCGACATTTTAGACCATGAAGTATTGGTAATATTATTACCTTCCAGAGAAAACGAAGCACGCAGGGAACGATTAACACTTTGCTCAAGCCTTGAACGACGTACAGGCTTAGCAGCTGCGTGCTCGCCTCTTACTTGTATCGTGATAACCTTTTTGCTCATTTTAGTCTCTCTAGTCTCTAAGAACATCATAACTCACTCGGCAATGATAGTTTTTCTCATCTACAAACTTCACAGCCGGATGGCGATTCTACGCCTGATTGCTCACATCTACAACACTTACTTCATACACTGTTCGGCTTACCAGCTATCACACAACCTCTCAGAAACTTACTACTACAAGAGTTCTTTAGTTATCTTCAACTATATACCACCCCCACTCATCTACAACCGGATATGCAAATTTTTTATCGCCATAAATCACCGTTGCCCCACGCGCCAGCACGTCGAGCTCCCACCGTTCCGGGGTAATGCCCTCCTGAGCTAAATCGAAACGAATTTTTGCAACGCGATCCCTTTCGGGCTTTGTCATCCTGGCTGATGGAGCTTGCTCGCTGGTTTTGAGCGGTGCATTGCTTCTTTGCTGCCGATGTTTGCGCGGTGCGCCAGCTTTTAACGCCCCGTTAAGCACTTTCACGACGTCCGGCTCATTCCAGCCGATAACCCCACGCTCAATCAGATTTAACACCGCTGCGGCTTGCTCAGACGGTGTGGAGGTCATAACTGGATCGCCACCGACGGTGAGCTTTCCACAGTTATTGACAGGACTCCGAGGCGCGGCAGAGCCGCTTTTTAAGGTCAAAGGCTCAACGGCCAAAACCTTTGGAACGATGCGCCATTCGGCTGTGCGGGTTACATGGACACGGTGAGCCCCGAGGTGAGGGGCATAAATCCCGACAACCCTCTCGATATCTTCCTCGTATTCGTTGACCTCATCCGTCACCTTGCGGGCGACCCTGACGGCCTGAGCATCACGCGGCATGTTTGCCCCACCCTGCGCGATGATGTACTGGTCAAATTCGCCTGCATCTGCAGCAGCACGCGCGGCCTCGACCCTGTCGTCGAATTCGCTGGCGATACTCACTCCGCGCGGCAGTTTGCGCAGTTCGCGGTAAGCACCCATCGTCGGGAGGCCAATCGGTTTAAACTGCGGGATGCGCCATGTAGACGCCCATGCGGTGACGGCTGCGGCCGTATCTTTCAAAGGCTTGCCGGTGTCGTGGTCGAGCTGGCCGTCGAGTGCGTAGCCGTCGATATTTTTGGCAATGTATTTAGCGATATAACCCGCCGCGCCGCCCTGATTAAGATGACGGGACTCAAAGCGCTGTTTTGCCGCGCCCTTTTCGTGTCCGTCCTCTTTGAGGGCATAACGACGCATGATTTCGTTAATGGCTTTGCGCTGACCGGGTTTGCAAAACAGCATCATGTGCCAGTGTGGCGTGCCGTCGTGGTGCGGTTCGACAACGCGCATCCCGTACACTTCCAAATCGTTATCCTTGAAAGCGGTACGCATCAGGCTCCAGATTCGGCAGAGATAGCGCTGGCCGTCTTTTGGCGTGAATGCGGTTTCGTTCCAGCCGTGATTGAGCTGCACCGTTTTGCTTTCGCCTTTGCCGACCTGTCGGGTCGGATGATATTTCGATGGCGTGGTCAGGGTGATAAACATCCCCACGTCACCGGCGCTGGCCGCGTAGCGCTCAATCCCGGCGATGGTGTTCATCAGCTCCATGCGACGTATTTCAGGGTTTGAAATACTCCCCATGACCTTGCTGATGAGGTCGATACGCTCTCCGGTGACTTTGTTTTCGAGCTCGCAGGATTTGAGGTATTCGAGATTAGCCAGGCGGCGCGCGTGAACATCGCGGATCGCCATTTTACTGGCGTAGGGTGAACGGTCTTTATTGACTTCACCGGCAGCGATGAGCAGCGCCTCGCGCCAGCGCATCCGCTGCGCCTTGAGCTGGTTAACCCACCACTCATCCTTAATCAGACGTGAAATAGCGGAAAATGCCATGCGGATCGTCATCTGACCCTTACGGTATTTTTTCCAGTACATCGGGGTGAAGTTGAAAGCGCGCGCGATACCGGCAACCTTCCCGTATAGATGGGACTGCGCCTCATCAGTGAAAAGGGTTTCTTTGCCGCCGTGCGCGTGCGCCCAGGCGTCGCTCAGTTCCTCGTATCTGCTCCAGAGCTGCGAGGCTATTCTGGCCGCAAATTTTCTGAGCTCTTTGTCGTTCATATCCGGCAGGCGTGCATATTCATCCCGCGCAGACATAAAGCCAATCGAGGCGGATTCATTCATCCCGCACAGCTCATTAACACGCTCAAGACGCGGCAACAGCTTGCGCTCAAACGTGTTTTTGAGGAAATACAGCCCACCCAAAGGGCTCTTTGTGCGGCGGATGAAGTTATAACGCGAGGTAAACAGCGTTTGCAGGAAAAACGGCAGGCGGTCAATCCGGTTTAAAACACCTTGCACCTGACGGAGTTCGGCACGTGTAAGGGGTCTGTCGCGGCCAATGGCCTCGCGGGATTTGTTCCACGGATAAGCACCGACGAAACTATCACCGGTGCTTTTTGTTAGTTGTGGGGGTGGCGAGGGGGCAACGCGCCCCCGGGTCTCAACGGCCATTAGTAGTGAATGCTTCCAGACATTTTTGACCTAACTGCTCGACCTGCTTTTCCAAGTCTGAAAATTGACGAGCTTCGCCGGTTAGAATGTTATGAAGCACCAGACCAGAAACAAGCTTGCTGATAGTTGGATAAAAGCCGACAGTATCGAGCCACTCTTTACCGGCATTTTTACCAGACTTAGCGATTTTCTTTTCCTGCAAAATAAACTGAAATGGGTCGCTAGTGATTACGAATTTATTATCGATAACAATATTAATGCTCATAAAACCCCTGATAGTTTATTGCTGATTCAAAATAGAATTGTGCAGCTTTTCTGATTCCAGCCCCAACAGCTCGATGATTTCCGTGCGGTTCATTTCAGACTTGCAAATGTGAGCAATCAGAGAATCAAGCGACGACGCGAAACGGGTCGCGGTGACTAGCTGTGCCTCAACGGTGGCCTGAGCCAGCAGAGCTTTCATGTTGCTGCGAGGTACTGATATTTGTTTATTCATTTCACAGGCTCCAGACAAAAAGATGTCCCACGCATTCAGCGCGTAAAAAGTTTTGCGAATTAATTAATGCAAATATTGCTCAGGCTTAACTGAGGTTAAAATAGTTGGGGCATATTCAAATAAGCTGAATAATTCACGTAGCGCGCGGAATAATTGCTCCCGCCAATAACATGAATCTTCATTAACGCGCCAGTAAGGCTGATTAAACTCTTTCTCAGTTAATCCGGCGTGAAGAAATAAAGTGCGGCGCTGGCTTACTGTCAGATAACTTATATACGTCGATTCACTGGCTCCGACCTGACGACGTTTAGAAAACGCACCGCGCAGCTCGTCAATCGCACAGGCTAGACGCTCACGATCTACATCGTTCATTTCTTCAAAAAGCATGGTCGCGTGACGCTGTTTAAGCTGAGCATGAAAACAGACCGTAAGGCGATCACGTTCCATCATCTGATTATAAAAATCGCAGGAGTCCTGCCAGCGTGGTTCTGCAAGATGCTTGCCGATTACTACGCGCAGAGCTGCAGGTTGTTTTTGTACTAAATCAAGAGTCATCACAGCCATTTTGACACCTCTCTGATTTTCATGATGCGCTTAACAACGACGGTCAAAATACCAGGCTTACGGGTACGGATGATGATGCCTTTGCGTCCCCGTCCGTGGGTGATAGTGAAGTTAATTGGCGGCTGGCTTTCGTTACGGAGTAACTGAGCGATACAGCGAGGTTCAGTCATATCATTACTCCTTAAACCGGTTCGCCTAAACCTAACCACATTAACCAGCCATCACGAATCTCTTTCGGGCGGCTTTCATAGGCTAATTGCATTCCTTTGTTCCACGCTGGAAGGTAAATCCAGTACTCCCCTGCGCGACCTGATGTTGATTGAGGGTCGGTCATTTCAACAACTGGCAGCTTACCTTTCTCAATCATCCCTTTAACTGCGGCAGGGGTTTTACCTATGAGCCTTGCAAACTCCTGAACCGGCACCGCGTCTGTATTACTTACAAGCTGTCTGTTCATCTGGTAGGATTCTCCTTTAGTGCAACTAATTGCTCTCAATGGGCTTTAATTGCTCTTATTCAATATGTCACCGAAGCGTCAAAATTACGCTTCTGTATAAATATCACTTAACAGGAGTAGTTATGTCAATCCCAGTACATGAGAAAATCAAGCTCATTCGCGAGTCAGAAAGGCTAAACAGGAAGCAATTCAGTGACTTAACAGGGATCGCCTACAGCTCGTTGGCTAGCAATGAATCAGGACAAAAAAGTCCCGGTGTTGAAACCATTATGAAAATTCTTCAACACCCTAGATTCATCAAATACACGATGTGGTTTATGACAAATCAGGTATCGCCAGAGTCCGGTCAGATTGCGCCGGCTCTCGCACACTTTGGGCAGTCCGAAACAACCTCGCAGCACTCAGACCAAAAGACTGGCTAACGCTTTACCGCCATTACATGCACATTAAATGCATGTTACTGGTCGAAAAATATTCTAAACATACTGGTAAGACGTGTAACAAAGTAAAACAAAACGTAAGTCGGAGGGTTTCATGAGTATCAAGAAACTCGATGATGGTCGTTATGAAGTGGACATCAGACCTGCCGGGCGCAACGGAAAGCGTATCCGCAGGAAGTTCGATAAAAAAAGCGAGGCGATCGCTTTTGAGAAACATACACAATACAACCACCACAACAAAGATTGGCTAGCAAAACCGACAGACAAGCGGCATATGTCAGAGCTGACAAAAGTCTGGTGGGAATTAAAAGGTAAACATGAGGATCACGGAAAGTCTAATCTCGGGAAAATTGAGATTTTCACAAAAATTACCGATGACCCTTGTGCCTTCCAGATTACTAAATCTGTGATTAGTCAGTACACGGCAGCACGCAGGTCACAAGGTGTTAAGCCATCCAGTATCAACAGAGACTTAACGTGTCTCAGCGGCATGTTTACAGCCCTGATTGATGCTGAGTTATTCTTCGGTGAACATCCGTTCAGAGGCATGAAAAGGCTGAAAGAAGATAAGCCCGAAACAGGATATCTTACTCAGGATGAGATAGCCCTTCTGCTTTCTAAACTGGATGGTGACAACAAAAAAATCGCCATTCTTTGCCTCAGCACTGGGGCAAGATGGGGTGAAGCAGCCCGGCTGAAAGCCGAAAATGTTATTCACAACCGCTGTACTTTTGTCAAAACCAAAACGAATAAGCCCCGCACCGTCCCAATCTCGGATGAGGTTGCGGAGTTAGTGGCTGTAAACAAGCGAGGGTTCCTTTTCCCTGATGCCAATTATCCGGCATTCAGGCGGCTAATGAAGGAGTTAAAACCTGATTTACCTGCTGGTCAGGCAACCCATGCATTACGGCACAGTTTCGCGACACACTTCATGATTAATGGGGGGAGTATTATCACATTGCAAAGGATACTAGGGCATTCCCGCATAGAACAAACAATGGTCTATGCGCACTTTGCACCAGAATATCTGCAGGACGCCATTACGCTTAATCCGTTACGTGGTGGAACTGGCGAGAATGTCCACACTGTGTCCACAGTGTAGTGTTTTTTAGTGGCTTTCAGTGGTCTTGCGTGCCGCACAAACCCGCATTCCACCGCTGAAAGCCCCTGATGTAAGGGGGATAAATCTCCCTTACGCGGGCTTATTTTTTTGTACAATTCAGTCCACTGAGTCAGAATGAAATTGCACCGCCCCACCAAATGAAGGGTGTTGATTCGCGACAGCGTCTGCTGGAAGATCTTTTACGAAAATCGGGCGGGTATATGATATCCATCACAATTTTCATTGGAGCAGGCAGGATGGCGCGTTATTCGGATCATTCCTAATTCCCGTTCATAACATGCCCTTTACTCTTGATTTCTTAGCGACATACGATTTCACACGGACGGAGAGACGACATGACTTTTCCTGGTCAGATTTCAAAGGATATTCCGGATTACGAACTCGCACGCAGTCTGGGTCTTGCCTCCGGCGGCGATATTAATTTCACCGCCCTTGCCAATCAGCTGGACTGTAGCCGTAACTTTAGCCAGGTTGGGATCATCTACTCAGACGGTGCGCGTCAGTGGTTAGTGAGACCCTCAAGGCGGATTGCGACGCCAAACGAAAGCTCGGTAAGTCATGTCGTCATCACTAAAGTAAACGCCTCATCAAGTAATCCTCTCCAGGCAACGACGACGACGATTCAGTCACCTTCATTAGCGACTGAAATAGGTTCTACGGCGATTTCTTGCGGAGCTGCCATTCTCACAGTCGTACTTGCTGCAGGCGCAGGTATGGCCATTCCTCTCACCGCAGGTTCTTCCGGTGCTGTTGCCGCTGTGATTGTCGCTGGTGGTGTTGCAACAGGAATTCAGTGTGCAAACGGGCTTGGCCGCTTGTCACTTATTGCCATGAATCATAATGACTATGTTGCGTGGATGGATTCTCAGGAGTGGTATACCGCAACCAATACTGCTCTTGATGCGATTTCACTTGCCGGGGCTGCTGCGGGTCTAAAAAGCGCAGTATTAACCTACCGCCTACTTAATCGCTCGACGTCCGAAAGTTTACTCTCGTTATTACAAAAAATGAGCCGAGCAGACCGCACGCGGTTAACTGAGGAAATCATTCGTATTCGAAATCCCGGGATCTCTAATTCAGGGGTTAAAGCAGCGATGAAAGCTGGCGTATACCCTAAACGTTACCCCTCGGAAGCGCTGCAGCTGCTCTTACAGCGAGAGCTGTTGAATGCTATTTCAAACTCCTCAGCATTTGTTGGCAGTGCTATCTCGGGTACAATCCGGAATCCTCAGAATATTACACAATCTGGTAAATACGTTTTTGGTTTGATTCAGTCATTTTCATTTACAGGAAGTTATTGA